CTACGATTTGGGAAGCCAAAGAGCATAACCGAATTGGTAAAGAATTGTGCGGCTGGGGTAGAAAGTAGCCATTAGGCGCGTTTTTATGGTAAACTGCGCCTAATTACGGGGTAAATCCATGACGACCGGCTTAACTTATACTACCTACAAAACACAAATAGCGACAATGGCCGTTGTTGCCGAAGATGATACCGCGTTTACGACTATTTTGCCCCAAATGATCACATATGCGGAAAACCGCATTTATCGTGATGTTGACTTTCTTTTTACTTCCGCCTCTTCAACGGCTTATTCTATTACCGCTGGCAGTAGAGTAATTACGGTTGATGCGGCTACTTTCCCAGACGGCACATTAGTTGTTCCAGAACAGATAAATCTTATCACACCTTCTGGGACATCAAATCCAAATACTGGAACTAGAGTTCCACTTTTGCCCACAACAAAAGAGTTCCTTGATGCGGTTTATGGCGCATCACAAAGCACGGGTCAGCCAAAATATTGGGTTCCTTTCGATGATTATACATTTCTTGTTGGGCCCTATCCTGATGCAAGTTATACCGTAGAAATTGTTGGCACATATCGACCTGCAAGTTTGTCTGCTACAAACTCGACAACATTCATCAGTCTATATTTGCCAGATTTGTTTATTATGGCGAGCATGATTTATATCGCTGCTTACCAGCGCAATTTCAGTTCTGCTATGGGCAATGATCCTCAAATGCCTGTGACATATGAAACGCAATATCAAGCACTTCTCAAAGGCGCGATTTCCGAAGAGAACCGCAAGAAGTTCGAGGCCGCAGCTTGGAGTTCGCAATCTGTTTCTACCTCTGCAACGCCTACGCGAGGTTAATAGATGCCGCATTCCACGCTCAAGCTCATACCCGGCGTTGATCAAAACAGAACTCTTGCGCTCAACGAATCGGCTATTTCAGTCACAAATCTCGTTAGGTTTGTGCCGGATAAACAAAACATTGGATTAGTCCAAAAGCTTGGCGGCTGGACGAAATTTTTTAATTCAAACATTAGTTCCCCAGTAAGAGCGTTATGGGCTTGGGAAGACACAAACGGCAATCAATATCTTGGATTAGGTAATGAAACCGTTTATTTACCGACCACCGCAGCAACAGGCAATGGGACAACAGCGACATTAACATTTTCTGGAACGCATGACTTTTCAGCAAATGATCCAATAGTTGTTTCTGGCGTTACGCCAACAACATATAATGGCTTTTATACTGTAAGCGCATCAACAGCAAACACTGTATCTTTTGCTTCTTCCGCGACTGGCAGCCAAACTGTTGCTGGATATATTTATCCATCAGATAATTTATCTGTAATATCTAATGGCGTTCAAAATGTATTAACGCCAAGAGCAGATACGGAAACTGTTGCTGTATCTTGCGACACAACATCTGGCTCAAGTATAGTTCAAATAAACGCGACGGGATCAAATATAAATGATTTTGATACCATTGACATTTTAACACAAATATCAGTTGGCGGCGTTATACTTTTTGGAACTTATTCTGCTAGTTATGTTAGCGTGGATGCTTTTTCTATTATTGCCACAGATTCTCTTGGAAGTCCTATACTAGCAACGTCTACTGTGGCCGCCGGTGGCGCGGTTCCTAGATACTACACTACGCTGTCTCAATCATATGTAGATATTGTTTTATATAATCATGGATATCTTGTTGGCGATACTTTTCCTGCTTTAGTTTCTACAACTGTTGGCGGCATAACTATTTATGGTAATTATACTGTATCGGCAATTAATACTCTTGCCTCAACTGGACCATCAGTTGGAGTTGGAAATTCCTTTAGAATAATAGTTTCTACAAGTGCTTCCTCTACCACAAATGGATACATGAACAGTGGGAACGCGGAATATATATATTATCGTAACGCTTTACCTCTTCCTACAGGGACTGGTTATGGCGTTGGTGGGTATGGTATCGGGGGATACGGTAATGGCGTTGCCCCTACATCTGTATTAGGAACGCCAATAACCTCTATAGACTGGACTTTAGATAATTGGGGCGAAATATTTATAGCTTGTCCGGTTTATGATATTTCCAACGATACCGGCGGCCAAATTTTTGCTTGGTCTCCATCATCTGGCGCTTCATATGCGTCTGTTATAACGCAAGCTCCAACAGTAAACGACGGCGTATTTGTTGCTATGCCGCAGCGGCAGATTATTGCATGGGGATCAACATTTACAGGCATACAAGATCAGCTTTTAATACGCTGGTGTGATGTTAATGATTATAATTCGTGGATACCTTTACTAACAAATCAAGCCGGGTCTTATAGAATACCAAAGGGATCGCGTATTGTTTGTTGCATTCAAGGCCCACAACAAGGATTGGTTTGGACGGATCTAGGCGTTTGGGCCATGCAGTATGTTGGCCCTCCTTATGTCTATCAGTTTAACGAACTTGGTAATGGCTGCGGAGCAATATCAAGAAAATCAGCTGGCTCAATGAACGGCGTTGTTTATTGGATGGGCCAAAGCCAATTTTTTAGGTTAGCCGGAAGCGGCGTTGAGCCAATTAAATGTCCGATATGGGACGTTATTTTCCAAGATTTAGATACGAGCAATTTGGATAAAATTCGTATTGCACCTAATTCGAGATTTGGTGAAATATCCTGGTATTACCCGACATTAAGTAATGGCGGAGAAGTCAGCGCATATGTCAAATATAACATATTGCTCGACCAATGGGATTTTGGGTCTCTTGGCAGGACGGCTTGGATTAATGAATCTGTTTTAGGGCCGCCAATAGGCGCTTCAACTGATTATTGGATTTATCAGCATGAGACATCTACGGATGCTGATGGCGCTCCAATGAACTCATCTTTCCAGACTGGCTATTTTGCCATGACAGATGGCGAATACAAAATATTTGTTGATCAGATATGGCCTGATATGAAATGGGGTTATTATGATCAAGCGCAATCGGCAACTGTTAAATTAACATTTAATGTTGCGGATTACCCAGGGCAAACACCAATAACTTTTGGCCCATATAATATGACAAAAGAAACAACATTCTTGACGCCTCGATTTAGAGGCCGGCTAATTTCTTTCAAAATAGAAAGCAATGATATTGGATCTTTTTGGCGCATAGGCGCGATGAGATATCGGTTTGAACAAGATGGGAAATTTTAAGTGGAGAATGATTTCATAAAAAATATTGCTCTTGAGCAATTAATATATAACCGAGATACGGGTGTTTTTACCTGGGCTTTATCTCGCCGTGGTGTGAGTGCGGGTAGTATTGCTGGAACAATAGAGAAAACTGGATACAGAAAAATAATGCTGGATCGGCGTTATTATGGGTCGCATCGTCTTGCTTGGTTGTTTATTTATGGTGAGTGGCCAATCGGCATAATTGATCATATTGACGGCAATCCATCAAATAATATTGCCACCAATTTGCGACTTTCTAATACTTCTTTAAATGCTGCTAATAAAAAAATGCCAGTTACCAACACTTCTGGTTTTAAAGGCGTTTCTCTCGTAAAATCTACTGGTAAATGGTATGCGTGTATTAAAATAAACGGTAAAACAAAAAATCTTGGATTTTATGACGATCCTAAAGTAGCACATAATTTTTATATAAATGCTGCTCGCCAATATTTTGGCGAATATGCAAGAGCTAAATAGGAGGCTAGTATCGCTACCCTCGATGATATTCTCACAACGCAAAAGAATGGCGTCGTTGCGATTAATAATCTTAATCAGACGAATGCTTATCTTGGCGGCCGACTAACATCTGCCACCATACCTGCGACATCTGGAGCAACGCTAATTGTTACTGGTTCTGGTAGATTAATTAATTATTCTATCACAGTAAAAGGAAGCGCCGCTGGTTTTATATATAATGCTAATTCGACCAATACGGCTGCTGCGACAAATGCTTTAGCTGCAACAACAGCTACACAAGAAGTCGGGGTTTATTCTGCTGGATTGCATTTTACTAATGGCCTGGTTGTTACGCCAGGGACAGGGCAATCTATCAATGTTACTTATTCACTAGATCTATAAGGTGAAACATGCCGCTTGAAAAAGGAAAAAGCCAAGAAACTATTTCAGCAAATATCGCTGAAATGATTCGCGCTGGCCACCCAAAAAATCAAGCGATTGCCGCGGCATTAAGCACTGCGCGCAAATCCCGCGCTGAAGGCGGGGAGATGCAATCAGATCTCCCTGATGCTCCAGACAAGGAGAAGATCCATGTTGGTCCTATTCATAGCACTGTCGCTGGCCGCACTGATCATCTGCCAATTAATGTGCCTTCGGGTGCTTACGTCATACCAGCCGATATTATATCCGGCATGGGCGAAGGGAACACGATGAATGGCTTTAAGAACGCCAATCGCATGTGGGGTGAACAACGCCTTTATGGCGATGAGATACCAACTCCCATCGTTGCGGCTGGCGGCGAATATGTCATTGATCCGCACAGCGTCGAAGAAGTTGGCGGGGGCGATATAGATGCCGGACATTCAGAGTTGGATAAATTTGTAAAACAGTTTCGGGCAGAACTGATCAAGACACTGAAAGAACTGCCCGGTCCAAAACGCGATTAAAGGGGTCGCTATGCCAAGAAAAGAGATTGAGGATGTAAAAGTCAGAGTAGGAACGCCGGAAGATGCCGAAGGCGTTATGAATCTGGCGATGATGGTTTGCCGTGAAAACGGTGTCTTTGAGCCTAATGTCAATAAGATCTTTGCCGATATCTGGCCTTCTCTGCATCAGGATTTTGGCCTTGTTGGCGTTATTGGCGCTCCAGGCGAGCCATTAGAAGGTTTCGTTTTGCTCCGTGTCTCTACCATGTGGTATTCAGATTGTGGTATAATAGAAGAGAAGACTGTTTTTGTGCATCCAGATCTGAGGGGCGCAGCTGGGGGCAGGGCTCGCAAGCTTTGCGAGTTTAGCAAAAAGGTTGCGGATGAATTAGATTTACCGCTGATTATTGGCGTTTTGTCTAATAGCAGAACACGCAGTAAAGTAAGAATGTATGAAAGAGTATTTGGGCCGCAGGCTGGGGCCTTTTTCTTATATAAGGCAAAAACTGGTGACTGGGCGCAGCAAGCTGCCGAATAGTTTGGAGAATGTGAATGTGCGGTAAGGGCAGTTCAGGCGGTGGCGGCTATGGCGGCCTAGCCCCAATTCAGCAATCCACAACGCAAGCTTCTCCGCAAGCTATCAACGCTTATACAAAGGCGCTTGGTCTTGCTGATGTCGCAGCCGCGCAGCCTTTTCAGCAATACAGCACAGACCCAAATGCTTTTGTTGCGCCCCTTACTGGGACGCAGCAGCAAGCTATTGGCGGCTTATATGGCGCCCAAGGCGCTTATCAGCCCTATTATCAGGGCGCGGGTCAATTAACAGCATCCGCCGGAACAACTGCTGCGCCGCAACTTGCTGGCCAGTACATGAATCCATTTATGCAGCAAGTTATTAATCCTGTCTTGCAGCAACAAGGTCAGCAACTTGCACAGCAACAAGCAGAGGCTATTCGAGGCGGCGCTTTTGGCGGTGAACGAGCCGGATTGCAGCGTCAAGCTTTACGTGGTCAACAAGAGCTTGCGTTAGGTCAATTATACGCAGGAGGCTATGGACAAGCTCTTGGAGCCGCTCAATCTGATCTTGCGCGTCAATTGCAAGCTGGACAGGCTTTAGGCGCTTTAGGCACAGGAGCTCAGACGGCAGCCTTGCAGGCTCCACAGGCTCTTCTTGGCGCCGGAACCTTAGAGCAGCAAACGCAGCAAGCTGGGTTGACTGCTCTTTACAACCAATTCTTGCAGGGCCGCGCTTATCCTTATCAACAAGCGCAGTTCTATTCTAATATCGCAGGCGGCCTTGGGCCTCTTCTTGGCCAGACGACTTACCAGTCTCAAGCTCAGAATCCTTTCGGCATGTTCTTATCAGAGCCTGGCGCGAAGATGGGCGTTGATGGCTATGCTGATGGCGGCGCTCCGCAAGATCGATCGCAGCCAGACGTTGTGGGCAAGACTTTTGATGATCAAAATATCTATGCCTATCGCTATAAGGACGGCAGCCCGGCGCAGCTTGGCCTTATGGCTGATGAGGTGCAGAGGGCGCATCCAGAAGCTGTTGGCTACGCTCCTACAGGCGATCGCATGGTTGATTATGCGGCTGCTACCGACATGGCTGCGCGTATGGGCGGCGCTGTAAAAGATACAGGCGACTATTCCCGTGGCGGATATGCCATTGGCGGCCATCTCTCTTATGTAGACCCTTCAGACCCTGGTGCTTCCGATCGTCGTCGTATGGAGGCTTTGCTTGCAAGCCATAAGGGCGGCTTATCTGGCGCGGCTTCTGAATATGGTCCAGGCGGCGAATCATATGTGACGCAAAAGACTTATGTTCCTGCTGGGACGGTGCGCGCTGGACGCCAACTTGAACATGCGCGGTTCTCTGCTCCACAGCAGCAACAAGGCGGCCTTGGAAGCGCATTAGATACAGGCGAAAAGCTTGGTGGGCTTCTTAGCAAAGGTTATGAAGCTTACAACAAATATAAGGACTACAAGACTCTAAAATCAGCACCGCAAGAAATGGCGCAGTCATATGAATTAAATTATGA